ATATCTTTTCAGAGCACTCAACCTCGATGATTCGGTTAATCGCTCCGCCCTGGCTAACATACCCGGCCAGTGGACGTTCACCGTTAGTAAGGATACAATTCTGCCAGCGGTTCTCCCGGTTAACACCCAGTTCCTTGTTGGAACGGCTCTTTCCTTTTCCAGAACACAGGTCATATACAATTCCTTCGAAATTATCTCGGATTTTAGCCGATACTTTGGAAGTATCGTCCAGAATTAATGGAAGATTGTTAAGCATATCGGACTTTGCTTCCAGGGCCACATCTGTTGTCTTGAAGTCTCCTATATATCGTGATTCGCCTGGATTCGCCCAGACGGAAGCTCCTAACATAAGTGTTACAGTTTTGCCGCCCTCGGTTTCGCCCCATAAATCCACAAAGAACGGAAGAGCACCGACCAGTTTAATTAGAATGCTTGCAAAACTTGCAGCTAACATGATTTTTGGTTCGATTCTTCCAGTAGCACGAACCTTTTTTACATGTTCATACCACTCTGCTCTGCTGCCACCTACACTGATACTTTCGTATAACTGCCGAAATCTCATATCACCATCAAATACGATATCCTTGTCATAGGGTAAGAAATAATCTCGAATCCACCCGATTTTGCTAGAAGAATATTGGATGTTGATATAATCGTCATTTGCATTCTCAACGTCTGACAGATACCGTACAAGAAACTTCGCATTCTCTGAAGTTACTGAAATCCCAAGTGCAGATAATCCAACGATTTTAGTAGATGATGCAACCATGGTTTTCGGCACAATAACCTCGGACCATTTATTATTCCTCTTATAGATTAACTTTATCTGTTCTTCCCCAGTCTCCAGATTCTTCATTCGTTCGATTGGAAGAATAGGGTGATAACAAGCTATAATATCCGGTGATCCTGGATTCGTATTTGATATTCTAATTCCATCATCATCCGCTACCCAGTTAAGGCACTTCATTCTGTCGTATTCGCAATCAGAGAAGTTCGTCCACTGATCCAGCATAGACAATGTCCTATTGCTTTTCTCTTGCTCGATTATCTGCTTCTGAACCTTGGTGTAAGCTTTTAGTAAATCTTCAAATTTCTTTTTAACTCCAAGCTCCTTCGCTCTGTCCAGAAGAGTCAATGTCAAACGCGCCTTGTAAATCTCATCTTCCTGCTTGAATATCTCGTCAAACACTTCTTCATCCAGAATAGAGTCCTTCGTGAGCTTGCTTATCATTTCCACTTTTAATCACCTTCTTCCAGTCCTGTTATGAATCCATGGTGATATAGTGCAAGTTGCAACCTGTTCCATGCTTCACACCATCCATCTGATAATGGCCTTGCTCTGCCAAGAATAGACCTGTAAAAATCAATATCGGACAAACATTCCTGCAATTCTTCATTCTTCTTCCGTTCTGCTTTCTCTCTCATTTCTTTTTGCTTCTGAGCGTGATATATTGCCATTCTGGACGAAAAATCAGGTTTATGGTATGTTCCACCAAGAATCTGAAATGCTGTCTTAAAATCGCAATTATTCATATTCTGAACGAAAGTAAAAATATCTCCTGACGCGCCACATCCGAAGCAATAGTAGCTGTCTTTGTAAATTTTCAACGAAGCAGTACGGTCACTGGGATGAAATGGGCAACTGACAAAGCCAGCTCTGTTCGGAATCATTCCGTATCTGGAAAGAACATCTCTCATACTGTTCTGCTGTTTAATTGTTTCTTTGTCCATCCGACAGAATCTCCATTATTCGTTTTCCAGTATTTTTCTTGTCACAAAATAGGAACTCAACGCCATATTTTCTCTGCATTGTGCATAGAATTTTGTACAGCGTATCGCCGTGCATAACTTTCTGTTCTTGCTCAATCCAAATACCATTTTTCTTAACACGCTTCTTTGCCCTGGGATTCTCCCACCAGAGAACATCATCCAGCTTTTCAATCCCTTTCCCGTGTTCACATAAGAAGACAAGTTTTATTCCTGCTTCATTCGCCCGGATAATTTCAGATCGGAATCTTTCATGCTGCTGACATACATTTCCGCATAACTCTGCAAGGTTCTGTTTTCTATCAACTACCAAACGCGGGTTATCATAATTCATGTAATCACCTACATACAGCTTTGACACGAACCATTTTTCCCCTGCCTCGTCAAATGCCTTTTTAATGCCATCAATAACTTTCTGATGTTCCCTGCTATCAATCTGTATCAATTAAATGGCAACTCCTCGTCGATACCATCAGGAATGCTCATAAAGCCGTCCGGGTCGGCTTCTGGATTCGGTGTAGGTGATGCTGTCTGTGCCTGTGAAGAACCTTTGCTTTCACCGAATTCGATTTCCTCGACAACAATATCTGTTGTATATACCTTCACGCCGTCTTTATTCGTATAGGATCCTGTCTGAATTCTTCCAGATAAATCTGCTTTCATACCTTTTCTGAAATATTTTTCGATAAATTCCGCAGACTTTCCAAATGCAACACAATTAAGGAAGTCTGCTTTCTGATCAGAACCCTCTTTTACAAATCTTCTATTGACTGCAATGGAAAATCTTGCGATTGATGTTCCATCATTTGTATATCTGACTTCTGGATCTCTTGTAAATCGTCCTGTAAGAATAACTTTGTTCATTTTTTTATTCCTTTCCACTATGCTGCTTATCGTACTCAATCAACATTTTGAGACATTTTTGCCCTTTTTCTTTTGTGAGTCCTTTCACATCGTCTACCTTGAAACGAGTTTTAATCTGTTCAAACAAGTTAGAACTCGGATATTTGTCAATGATGTTCTGGATGCTCATTACATTTTCTGAAGTAATCATCTCAACAGGTTCTTTTGATTCTGGCTTTTTAGCTGCTGTTTTCCCACTACTACCTGTATTAGTAGAATCACTGTCTTTGTTATCATCAATACAGAACAGCCCATTCAAAGCGTATTTTCTGGCATAAGATGAAGCTGCACCTGTCACCTGTGAAGAATCCATGCCTTTCTTAGACTCTTCTTCCCTTGCATAAGCAACGGTTGTAATCTCACCGGTATCTTCACAGTCGTTTAGATGAGCTTCTGCTCTGACATATATTCTGTCTCCAACAACTTCCATCCGATCTGTGACGTTTAACACGGTTTTTGTTTCTGCCAGAAGCGGCTTTACAGCTTCCAGAATATCCTCACAGCTCCTGTATTTGTATTTCCCGAAGGAATTGTACTGTCCTTTAGGGGCTTTCAGCTTTGACTGAATAATGCCTAACTTCTCATATATATTCACTTCTATTCCTCCTTGTCATAAACCACATGTTTGCTGCCCTCAATAATCAGCAAGCTTGCAATATCTTTCATTGATAAGGTTGATTCGTTATAGATTTCGACCAGTGCGTTGTAAGCATCCGGTGATACTTTTACAGCCGGATTATCCTTGCCGGTTGCCGGCTGTTTCTTCCTTGCCGGAATGCGGATTTCAAATTTTCCCATTGTTGCCCTCCTTACATGATTTCTGAGCCGCTAAAAGCCCATTTAAAGCCTGTACATAACTTGCTAGTGTCCTAGCCTTATACTGCTCCTCTATTGGATTATCTGGAACAAGCGCAAGCTGAACATCAATCAGTCTTAAGACTTCCTGTATTCTTTCGTTCATAGACTGGCTCCTTTAACTGCTTAAAAAAACAATAGATTGCGTCTGACTTATCTCCCATGCCCGGAACCGTCTTACCGTTCTGAATGGAATCAGCGGCGTGATATTCAAGATGATCCACGTACATATCTGGATTCTCCCAATCAACAATAGGAGCGTTTCGCTTGTTCAGTTCCTCCAACAAGATATTCACTGCAAGAACCATATCCCACTTCGGGAGGAGTCTTAATTCTTCAAGATTCATTTAACGTACACCTCCCATTAATAAGCAGTTCCAGAAGACATTTCTTTGCATCTTCATAATTCTGAGATTCAAACTTAAAGTCGTAAAACTGGCACAATGAAAAATGTTTTACGATCTCCCCTGCATCATTAAATACATAAATATAAACTCTGGATATGTCGTCACACGCCGTATAGTCAAAATGCACATGCGCCGTTGTTTCACTTGAAACTCTCAGACACAAATCAAATATTTCTCTGATTTTCTCTTCGTTCATAATTTCCTCCTTGTATTGACTTTTGGTTTCTTTCCTTCTACAATGGAGAAGAAATATATTGTCTTGGATCCTTATTTGAGTTGCAGCTCTGAGGATCCTTTTTTAGTTGGCATGTCTAGCATGTCCATTCTTTCCACGTCCTTGCTATGTACACAGCTCCGATCAGTCCCAACGCTCCCATGATCTGGTCACGGCTGTTGTCCCAGGTCCAGAACGGAAGATACGTTGCTATCCCTCCAATCAGAATGGAGTCTATCCAGTCTTTCATGTCAAAGCCTCCAAAATTTCCTCATTAGGAAAGTTCAATCGAATAAAAATATGCCGCAGTTCCGGATACGTGAATGTTTCTGGCTTATTTCGCTTTTTACGGAAAGTATTTTCTGCCATTCCGGTAATTGCTGCCATCTGTGCATCACTTACTCGCTCGGCCTCCATCCTTTTTGCAATATTGCCTTTCAAAAGGATGTATTTCTTTTGCTCTGTGGTATATCTGATTGCCACAGTCTTTCCTCCTTTCTTACTTGATAAACATCCATGCAGCGTTTGAAAAAATTAATGCAATCATGGTTACAATCCATGCGCAGAACCATTTGTGAGTCTGCTTTTTTGCCTCTCTTACAACCTCAACTGCATAGAAAGTTTCGAACTCTTCAAAATTTGTCACTTTTTTATCCTCGGTTTTCTTCATAAAAAATTCTCCTGTTCTCTTGCGAAATACAGGAAGAAATGATATGATTATCCTGTAATCCGCTAGCGTGATTAGTGGTTTACAGCTCCGAGGCGAGAGGTTTCAGCTCTCCTTCGGAGCACTTTATTTTTCAAAATGTTTTTCCATAAGGTCAGCAATCATTAGATATTCTTCTGCAATTTTCCCTTTTCTGGTATTTTTAACCTGTTCACGGAATTCCGGAATAGTCCCAAAGAAGCATCCGCATGCAACTCTGACCTTTTTATCTTTGCATCTAAAAAACGTAGTGGTACGGAATTGAGTACCAAATCCATGAATAGTTGTGTAATCTGCATTGCCGGACACCTCTGCATTGCCGTACACCCATGCATCGCCGTACACCTTTGTATTGCCGTACACCCATGCATTGCCGGACACCTTTGCATTGCCGTACACCTTTGCATTGCCGGACACCTCTGCATCGCCGGACACCCATGCATCGCCGGACTGGTTTACATTTCCTTCTTTTTCTACCCATCCGCCAGTTTCTCCGGCTTCTACATCCCCAAATGAAATGAGTGCTTTGATTCGGAAAAGTTTCTTTCCGAAAATGTTAATTTTGGTTTCTGATGTTAATTCAAATTTTTTCATTTTCTTTATCCTCCTTAATTACTGTGAATGCACAGTTTCTTTGTTTCGTTTTTTGGATTTTGTGTTATACTCTCCTTTGGAAAGGAGGTGTAATAATGACGGATAATGAAAAACGCGCACATGATTTAGCCATTGTAATTTGCACTGATGTTTGCCATTTAAAACGTCAATCTCAAGTTGATGCTGGCAAAACTCATGTAACCGTCGATTATTTCGAAGAATACATAAATGCTTATGAATCCGCATTAGAAGCATTCAACGAAAAATATCCATCTGACAAATAGGTTTCTTATTAATCAAACATGTTAAGGAAATAGGTTTCTTTGATGTTCGCACCATCTTAGAAGCCTTTTCCTTTTTCTTCTTTTTACTCATAAAATTTGCTCCTTTCTATTCCAGTAATCTTGGCTCAAGAAACTTATGAACTTTCTTTCTGTGCCTTATAAGAATCCGCAATCTCCTTATCTCTCAATGCGGAAAGATAAACGATTGCCATATTCTTGTTTTCTTCTGATAAAGTTGTAAAGATATCAACAATACGTTTTCCATCTTCAATATCAGTTCTTTCTAATGTAGTCATGCACTCACTCCTTTCTTGTGATATACTCCCAGTAGACGGGAGGTGATAAAAATGGATTTTAAAATGCCAATGATGGCAACCAATCCGCCATTGCCGTATAGCGTATATAAACAGATGGCAGATGAGGAAAAATACGAAACATTAAAAGATATTGCTAACAGTGCAAAACAAATAGCTGATTCTGCTGTTGCTGATTCGATTAAAGCTAAGAAGAAAGCTAATGTCGCAACAATTATTTCTGTAATATCTGTCATTGTTTCAATACTTACCAACCTAGACAAGATAATATCCAACGTAAATTTCTTAATAAATCTCGTCCACTAAAACAAAGATTTATTAAAATGGAAAGTATGCTGAGTACGATTGCTACTATCGGCCAGTCTACTTTTTTCAATTTCTCACCTCCTTGTTTCCTTGTAAACACAATATAGCACACAAGTTATCTTTTGTCAATATAAAAATGTTGACTTGTAAACCTTTTTGATGTATTATAATAACAGAAAGGAGGATATCGATGAGAGATAGGATTATTGGAATCCGCAAAGAACATCATTTAAGTCAAGAAGCTTTTGCAGAAAGGTTAAATCTTTCAAGAAATTTCATTAATCAGTTTGAAAATGGAAATAAAAATATGTCCGACAGGACTATAAGAGATATTTGTAATGAATTTTCTCTGAATGAAGAATGGTTAAGAACTGGTAAAGGAAAAAAAGAAAAGGACATTGATATTGACTTTAGTGATCTTTGCGCCGCCATTGCCGTCCATGATAAAAAAGCCAGAGATGCCATAACAAAATACTATCAGCTTACACCAGAAGACAAAAAACTATTCTGGGATTTTATGGAACGGTTCATGAAATAAAAGAAGCAGGGGTTAACTCCCCTGCTCTTTTTCTTCCTTGTATAATCTTCTTACAAATCCATAAGCCATTTTTAAAAAAGTCAAGTTGCTCATTTTTTCTATCATTTCGATAATCTCTTTCTTATAATCCATAAATAACCCTCCCTATTGCAATTACCACCTACATTACAGTATATGTGCGGTTTGTGGGAAATATAACCGAACATTCGTTCATTTTTTGCTATTATATCACTAATGTTTGCCCTTGGAAACTGCCAGATATACACCGATATGTTTATGATTGCATAGAAATTATTCGTAACATCAAAGATATAGTCTTTTCTGTTTAGTGGCAGGGCGAATAAAAACGGCGGCATGCTCTGCTTTATTTTATGGGCGCTATTCTTATGTAGGGTAGAAGATCTGTACGCATTTTGGACAGAATACACTTCTGACTCTTCGCGGATATAATCGTCTACGCACATTGGTAAACAAACAATGTAATTAAGCAAAAGCACAGCTCCTATTATAATTAGTATATTTTTGATTATTTTCATTTTACAAATCACCTAAAAATGTCTATTTACAACTAAATTTAACGATGTTATAATAAAAATAACATATTTAAACACTTTTTTTTGCAAATGGCGAAAACAACGCCCATAAGGGAATGATTTGAATGAAAATTGCGATTTGTGACGATAATCCTTTGCAGATTGATTTTTTTAAGGCTCATGTTGATGAGTTTTTGAAAAAGTGTGGAGACAAGAGCTACACGCTAAACACTTATAGTAGTGGGAAGCCGCTGATTGATGATATAGCAGACGGTCAATGGTACGATATAGTCGTGCTGGATGTGGTCCTAAATAATGAGAATGGCATAAATGTCGCAAAGCAGCTCAGGAAAAATGGATATAATGGCAACATTGCCTTCTGGACAGCATATAAAAACTATGTATTTGACGCATTAGACGTCTTACCAGTGCATTACATCATCAAAGGTTCTGAACATGGACGCATGTTTTCTGTCGTAGCGCACACGTTGGAAGATATCCGAGAGAAAGCCTTAACTATCAAAAACCGAGACCACTTCCACCGGGTAGAATTCCGGCATATCGAATACATAGAAAGCCGAAATAAATCAATTCTCGTCCACTGTACTTGCGGCGTTATTCATGTAGCACGTGGAAAGCTGTCAGATATAGAGCCGCATCTTGATGGAAGATTTCTCCGTTGCCATCAAAGTTATATCGTCAACATGGACGAAATTAAAGATGCATCAGATCATTTTGAGATGATATCGGGGGATATTGTTCCAATCAGGCAGAGGGAGGCTGCCAAAATAAGGAATCTATATAAGAATTATATCGAGAATTTTGAGTAATCGTGTCAAAAGGGGGAAATATGAAAAAAATACGAAATGTGTTGATGATCGTTTGGACCGCATTAATTGTATTAATGATTGTGGCCTTGATGAGTTCAAACGATCTTTCATCAGACAATATTATGGTCGTTGTTGTACTTGAGGTATTTGGAATTGCTGTTTTGTATCTTATTTTTGCACTTTTGCTGTCTATTAAAAATAAGGTTCAAAAACCTGCAATATCAAATAATTCCGTAGCAACCCAGCCAGCGGTTGTAGAAAAACCTGTTCGAGTATTGAATCTGAGAGTTATATCCGGTAAGGAGGATTTTGAGCTTGGTTCCAAACACGCAAGATTTGATTTGAAGCAATGGAAAGATGGGTCTGTTACAGTGTCAGATGCTCCAACCAAATATGAACTTTTCGACTATGAATGGAACGGGCCGGAATACAGAACAGTAGAAAAGACAACTACAACATCTCACACTAAAGGGAAAAGTAAAGAAAAAACGAAACGAAGAGGGCATTTAGCAGGAGCCGTTGTTGGAACCGCTATTGCTCCGGGAGTTGGAACTATAGTCGGTGCAGCTGTTGGAACCGGAAAGAAAACTAAAGGAAAGAATAATTCCACTACTACTGGAACTGCTACCACAACAAGTGATAACATTGAAGTGGATTCTTATGCATCTATGAAAATGCGGAATATCGAAACCAATCAAATAAATATTATTGGATTCCGCTGTAGTTCAAATATAGATATGCAGTTAAAGAGTTTCAATATTTCCAAAAGCTCTGATGCTGTTGAAAATGTTCGAAATCAGAAAACATCCGTTGAACTACTGAAGGATTACAAAGAGCTTTTAGATAGCGGTATTATTACTCAAGAAGAATTTGACCAGAAAAAATCAGAACTTTTATAAAAAGAACCGGCTCCTGCTACCAACGGGAACCGGTTTTTAAAAAAAAGAAAAATATTTTTACGTTCCGCAAAGCATAACGAAGTGAAACGTATCGCCTGACAAGTCATATTGTATCATCTTCGGTGTGTTCGGACAAGTCAGAAAGTTTGTTCGGTTAATAAGGAGGAAAAGAAATGGCAACTGCAAAAAAACTGCCATCTGGCTCATGGAGATGTCAGGTATTCAGTCACATCGAAGAAATCCCATTATCAGACGGGACCATCAAAAAGAAAAGGGTTTATAAATCTTTTACATGCTCAGATCCTAGCAAAAAAGGGAAGCGAATCTGTGAGCAAATGGCTGCCGAATGGGCAGCAAAAAAAGAAAGTGAAGTATTGACTGCGCGATATGTTCCACCAGAAGATATGACATTAAAAGAGGCATGTAATAAATACATAGAAAGCAGAACAGGTGTTTTATCCCCTGGAACTATTAGAGAATATAAGCGATCTGTCAAAAGAGACATGGCTAAACTTATGTCATTAAATATAATGGAAATCACTCAAGAGGATGTTCAAGCTGAAATGAATCGTGAAGCACTTACTCATTCGCCAAAAACTGTGTACAATATGCATGGCTTTCTTTCTACTGTCTTGAAGACTTATCGTTCGGATTTCATCTTAAGAACTTCCTTACCTAAAAAGGTAAGACCGAAAATCTATGTACCTACATCTGCCGAAGTCAAAAAGGTAATTGAATGTACTGTAGGTAGTGAATTAGAGATACCTGTTCTTCTGGCAGCGTTCGGTCCGATGAGGCGGTCAGAAATCTGTGCGCTTAATTCTGATCATATCAAGCAGAACATAGTACATGTCGAATATGCTATGGTTATGAATGATTCTCATGGTTGGGTTATCAAAAGACCAAAATCTTTTGCTGGTGACAGATTCATTTCATATCCAGATTTTGTTGCAGATAAATTAAAAGGAATACATGGGAAAATAACAAATTTGAACCCATCGCAAATATCCGACAGATTTTCAGATCTGTTAGATGACAATCAGATTCATCATTTTCGATTCCATGATTTGCGTCATTATTGCGCATCTGAGTTGCATACTCTTGGAATTCCAGATGTATATATTATGCAGCGCGGCGGTTGGGAGGATGATACCACATTAAAAAATGTATATCGGCACGTTCTGGTTGATCGAGAAAAAGAGATGAATGAAATTGGGAATGATTATTTTTCAAAGCTATGCAACACGGAATGCAACACAAAAAAAGAAAGTGCTGAAAAATAGCGTATATTAGGATTCTTCTTGCAGGTTCAAGTCCTGTCATCCGCATTTTTATGAAAATCTTGTATTCACTGGTTCTCGCAAAGAACGTAGTGTTTTCAATGGTTTCGGCAATTTCAAATTAGCTCATAAAATATGTTATTTTGCCATTTTGGGCATAAAAAAGAAGAACTATGCAACACGAAATGCAACACGAATTTGATACAATATGTAAAAAACAGCCCCAAGGAGTAACCTCCAAGGGGCTTAAGTTTTATACCTTTTTGATGTATTTTGCAGAAACAAATCCAAAATATTTTCCGGCAATGCGGATATAGTACCAAGATGCTCCATCTTTGGCTTTAATGGTATCGCATACATCAACTAAATTGCCTTTTGCAAGTGTAGGATAGCTTTTAAGCTGTGCATACTCTGTTCCTGCCCATGTGCGGACATTAAGTGTATTTGCAGTCACCTTTCCCACCCACTTCGGAGTTTTAGACAGAATAGTTGGCGTTGAAAGCGTACTTGCTTTTGCGCCAGTGGTAACAGCGATAGCCACGTGGTGGTTATCATTCAGGAGGATATCTCCTGCCTTTAGATAGTCACCGGATGTCAGATACTTTCTATCCGTCAGTACTTTCGCACCGGCAATCTTCATTGCAGCTCTCATGTTCCGTGTCGTCAGATAGATGCTGACCGCTTTGAGCCTTGCATTATTTAAGCGATACCCAGCCCCTTTGACAATAGCTGCTGTACTTGCGCTGCAATCAGATTCGCAAGCTACCGTGATCTGTGCTGGATCGTAGTTACTTGCCTTTAAGTGCTGCCAGAATGAATACCGGTCATTGCTGTTTCCGGAAGTACCCTGATCGTACCCAATGAGATTGTTCTGTGCCGCTTTTGTCGCCATGTCTGCGATCATGGCTGCGATTTTAGCGTCATTGAATCTTAGGACACAGAACCACGGTCTGCTGTACCAGTTCATGATCTGATATTCTGTACCAGTCTGATCTCCTGCTTTCCCACCTGCATATCTTCCTCTTTCATCATGTCCGCAGTTACTGATTTTTACCATTTTAGTTTCTCCTTTCTGGTTAGAATCTCTGTAGTCTTTGTAGAACACATCCATATCAACATTTCCGCTGATTCCTGGAACTTTTCCTTTACTGGAATACTGCCAGCCTACACCGACTGTCGGACGTAATCTTTCTTGAACAGAACCATTGTCGTTGGCAGGATAACGAGCAATCCAACAGTCATACTGCTTCAGAGCATCTGACAGGACATTATTGTACCAGTCGAGATTACAATAAATTCCAACCTTATAACCGGCTTTCTTGATTCTGGTCAGAAATGCTACTGCAATATTCTCGATAGCTTGCTTGCCAAGGCTTCTCTGTTGACTCCATTCAAGGTCATAGAACACTGGAAAGTCCAGTCCACGTCCACCAAGAACGGAAATTACGTTCTCAGCTTCGTCAATTGCCTGTGCCGGTGTTAAAGCGTAGCTGTATTTGTATCCACCAATAAGAATTCCATTGGATTTACATCCCTTGTAATTATGTTCAAAAGATGCATCAGTGCCGGATTTCTGATGAATTCTCAAAATTGCAAACTTAGTTCCAGAATTCGATACTTTTGGCCAATCTGGTTTTCCTTGCCACGATGATACGTCAATTCCTTTTAATTCCATATTCTTGTCCTTTCTCGGCATTGCGCCGGCGCAAATTTGTGCAAAAATAAGAGCCTTATGGTGCTGCTCGGATTCTTGGCATATTAACTGTAGGTTCTGTTCCCAGTATCTTTTCAGTGTAAACTCTGCTTTGCCCTCGATTCTTTTGGTAGCAATATACCTGCGTAACATTCCTACAGCACTATTGTCTACCACCGATAGTTCTGTTGTTCGTTCCTGGACTTCATAACGATTCAGTTCGATCGTAAGCGCATCTTGCACTATATCCAGTGTCTCCTGATCCACTTTGCTCTTTAATACTTGCATTACTGATTGTATGATCATTTGCCTTGACTCCATTATCAGCACCTCCCGTACCTTAATTATAAAGCATAGGTACAGATGCTAAACACGAAGATAAATAATAAAAATGTTACATTAAAAACATATAATGGTGGCGGATATTTGCAAACTGGACAAACATATTGTATATATAACGATAGCTTTTTATATCTCCATATTGGATTTAATTCACTTACTGCTTCTGGTATACAAAATGGGACAGTTCTTCTGACCTTACCAGTAAAAGTATCAACAAATAATCAAAATATTGGTGTTATTGGTTCGGGAGATAACAAAGCTCTTATTTGCGCAGTAGGCGTTTCATCAAATGGCTATAATATTGTTTGTAATGGGTTTGTATCAGCAGGTAATTATATAGCAGATTTAATGTTTATACGAGCATAAATTATATTATGATTTAAAAGTTATATATTTAGCTTGTGTCCACATACTGAGTATTCGAACAGATTTACCAGTTTCAATGTTACCCGTAAAATGCACTATATGAGTAGAATTTTGCTTACTTACAGCAACTATACTAACTGGACAAGCGTTCCAATCCGCATTAGTAGCTCCTATTAAGTAATAATCATTGTTAGTATCTGGTGGATTAATATAGATATATCCTGCTCCAGTACCTTTATAAACTTGATTTACAAAAGTTATCTTCGTGTTTAATGCATTAATCCCGAGTTTGTCTTTTAGGTGTGTAAATAATTGTGAGAACGATATTTTTTTTAATGTATTCCCTTCTCCAACTATCAATGTGTCACTTTCTGCCGGTGTTGCTTTCGAAGCCAGTGCCGACATTAATATTGTTTTTAATGATTCTGCCATATAATCACCTCTATTCTTTCACTCTCAGCATCGAACCATCAGAAGTGGCAAGTGCTGAGCCATCACTTGTGCCTAATACATACTGGACATTCCGAACATCAACAGCAATCGCATATTTCGCCCCTGTCTGAACTGATGTAGGGCTTATGCTTGCACCGGCTATATAAATGTTTGCATCTGCCATGCATGTCACCCTTTCACTTTGATTTTATAATTATCTACCCACGTTTCATCTGCAATTTTATATGTGAATCTCAGACAATAGATTCCTGTTTTTTGTGGCTCAATTAACGCATCTAGCGTATGCTCGTTGATATTGCAGTTTCCTTGATCTTCTACAGTCTCTTTTTCAGCATCTGTATCAACGAAAATCAATTCGTAATCCGCTGAAATGATGGAAAAAGGGATGTCTGCACCGCATACCGGCTTTACTTTACTTTTAAATCGGATTTTTTCTCCCAAATCCATTATTGTATTGCTATCTACGTATCTAATTGCCATGTCCTCTCTCCTTTCAGCATATTTTATGCCCGCTGAAACATTGCTTTGCAAGCTCTGCCGTCAACTGACTCAGATTCAGCAATGAGCTGTACTCGATGTTCTCTGATTCTGCCGTATATCCTCTCGGAACGAGCTTTCCAGCAATCTCGTGCCCTGATATCAGAAACAGTACAGTGGCGGTATAAGCTATTAACCCACCACTACTTTCTGCATAGATTTCTATGACGTACTGTCCATCTCTATCAGCGGGGACTATTGCGTCCCAGATTTCGAGATCCGATCCCTCTCGTCTCTGGAACTCAATAGCGAACTCATTACACGAGCCGTAAACCCTCGTAATCATCATTCATCAGTTACTGTGACAGAGATCACATAAGTTTTGCCTGCATCGACCGGATTAGGCGTTACGCTTGCGGCTGTAATCTTTGGTGGGTTCGGATCATACTTGACAGTTCTAGTAATGGTTGTTGTCTTACCGGCACTGTCTTTTGCAACGATAGTAATTGTATTTGAGCCTGCGGACAATGTGACCGTAGTGCTGAATGCTCCGTTGCTACCAACCGTTACAGGTGTACCGTTGATCATTACTGTAACAGGAGACGACGTTGCATCATTGGTTGTACCTGCTACAGTAATTGTGCTCTTGTTGGTAACGTATCCATCAGACGGAGAGGCTACGCTTAACGTCGGCGGTACGGTATCGATCTTGAATGTTACAGATTTCTGCGTAGCTGCGTTGCCATCGTAATCGGATGCATCAAACCTAATGGTATGAGAACCATCGGTAAGAGCTGTTGCCGGTATGTACGAACAATTGTAACCACCGGTTACGGCGGTCTTTGTAATGCCGTCAGTAATCTTGCTTCCGGAATCGATTGTGATACCGATAGTAGACGGATTAACACCAGAATCATCATCTGTAACAGTCCATGTGATAGTTGGCTTGTTGTTGACAAGTGTTGCAGATGCTGTTGGATTTGTGACTGTAATTACCGGAGCGACCTTTTCTTTAACGGTTAATCGCAGGGAACTACCGATTGCGGAATCTGTTGCATCTTTGGTGGTCACGTTTCCAGCATCGTCCGTTGCCTTGATTGTTATTCCGTAATAATGTCCGCTCTGGCTGTAACTGGACTTATTTGGAGCTGTTACTGTAGCTTCATATTTTCCCGTATTACTGTTAAAAGTAAGGGTGTAAGTCTGTCCATTTACAATAGCTTGTACTTGCTTTACTGACATTTATGTACCTCCATTTCATAATTCATTCTATATTTAACTTTTCGCAAAGTTTATTAATAAGTTTCTCTTGTTGGTCAATTTTCTTTTTCTGTGCTTTTAGCATTGCAAACATTGCTGGAACCATGATACGCTCGTTCCAGTCTTCGACCAGTCCGTTTTGATGCCGAGCAGCTTCTGGAAAGAATGCTTCTACATTCTCAGCAATAAACATTGGGATATATCTTCCTTCATTCTCGTCCCCTTTAACTAGATATCCCTTTTTGTATTTCGCCCACGTTGGTTCGATATTGTACCATTCTTCAATTTCTTGCTCTGAAATATCGTTTCCAATATCTTTATAGCGTTTCGAGGATGAAGATTTCAGCATCAGCTGTTTGTATCCTGTACGTCCATCCCAACAAATAGTATTTGATGATGTCGTATACTCCATGTCTTCTATCTTTGGTGATTTTGCGAAAGATGCAGGATTAGTAACAGTTAAATTTTCAAATGTACCAGTGTCAGCCGATACCTCTGTGGCATATACGTTTAGACTGTTATCATTCCAACTGATTCCCCAATTTTCACTATTTTCAATTTCAATATCTACTTCATCGTCAAAGAACTTCTTGATATCAACAGGGAATATTCCATCGCTTGAAAACTGTACACCTGTATATTTCATGTACTTTGAATTTTCTTCGTAGCTTGTAAATACAGCATATCCAGAGCGATCAATTAATCCTTTAGCAGCATTGCTGGCATCTTTAATTTTCAGATAACCGTTCCCATTCTTTTTGCCGCCCAAGGTAACTGATCCGCCAAGAAGAGCATCGAGGCTGACATAGAGGCGCCCATTGATATAATATAATCCCTTCCAAGCCCCGTCATCACTCAGAATTTTAACAATCTGTTCTTGCGTTAGATTGTCCACATCAATAACTACTGCAACACTCTGCATATCCATCAATGTCGTAGTACCACCGGATGCATATAATTTACATCTAACATTTGTCACATCTCTTGGAATACCGACAGTTGAACCAGTAGAACTTGCTACTGTCTGACCAGATCCATTTGTCAAAATAGAATACAAATAGTGTGTCACGGTATCCTCATCGGTTGAACTAGTATAAATGGTATTCCAAGTGTTTCCGTCAGCAGTCTCTTCAACAACGAATCTGCCTTTATAAGGCACTCTAGTAGCTGACTTTCCGTCACGATAATACGCTTTAAATGTTATAAAGTTTGGACTAATTGTCTTGTCAGAGCCACGTTTCAAGACGTTACATGATGGCTCAACCATGTATGTTCTACCAGGTTCACCATCTTTTCCATCTTCGCCCTTTTTCTGCTTGGAAATCGTAAATCTCTTCGTTATAGAAAGATTAATCAAATACGTTGCCTTAATATCTACCCAGCCATCGTCCGCACTTAATCCGGTCACAGTATAAGTATGCGTATCGACATCCCATGAACCCGTTACGCTGTCGGATTTTGTGACGGTATAACTGCAATCGTTCGTGATATCTGACGAGCCGTACATAACTTTCGCTGTAGTTGCCACTGTTGGGAATACCGGAATGTTTCCGTCTGCGTCAGATGCGATCGTCTGCATATCGTTCGACAGCTGGAATGTCATATTCTTGGCAGATGCAATATTGTTGTCCATTTTTGTCAGTTTATCCGGCAAAGAACTACCACCAATTACAACATTATCACCACTGATGATTACTTTTTTGGTGTCCATATCAACCTGGAAGATTATGTTTCCATCGCTATCTCTGACAGTCAGTGCGCCTGTGTCAATATAATCAGCATTGATACCATGTGCGTACAGAATTTTTGCTATCAAATCGCCTGTCAGAAAAAAACCGTAAGGATATGTTTTACCACCATCATTGGATACGCCAATGGCTTCTGCTGTGAATTTAATTACATTTTTTGATTCTGCGAGTGTAGGCTTGTCATGCAGATATGTGATAGTACTGCCATCTTCCTGTGTGACTGATGTTTCATATAATCCAGAAGAATTTTTTAAGGTTTCTTCTAATTTCTTTACTGCTTTTTCTCTAGCTGATTGTTCTTTTTTAACAAGTCGTCTTGCCTCTACGATTGCCTTAGTGGATTCTGACTGGAACTTGCTCTGCCCTCTGATAGGGTCGTCGGCTTGAGTTTTTACAGTAGTCTTTCCATTAACGGAACAAGAAACGTCCGTCAGCGGAGTTATATATCTGTTCCATTTGCGATCATAAGTATATGCCATATCTCCAAACTCAATGAGTGGGTTATATACAAGTTCTCCCGACATGTTACGGAATTTAGCTCCAATTATGGAATCGCCAATTTGAGCAGCCACAGTGTCCAAATCGACATCGTTTACAAGATCATTCTCCAATTCAAGAACATATCCTGCACTTCCGTACATGGCTTCATTTTCTTTATTTTTGAGTTTGATTCCGGTAATCACAATATCATCACTGGATACAGTCGGACTCTCAAAAAAGTCTTTGAGCTTTTCGGATGTGTCAGCTGCTGATTCGATCAATGTCAAGAATCCATCACTATCAATTGTCCAGTTCCCTGTCGGACTGATAAAACTTTCTGAGTCAATACTTGCGCCGCCTTTAAATGTTACATTTCCATCAGCGTCCACTACTGCGTTGTAATCTTCTTGTGTATTGGAAAAATCCCATCTGATAAATCGCAAGTATCCTCTGCTGTCCAGGCGAGCGTTCGCAGTCTCAAGCATTGCTGCCCATCCGAACAACTGACGAAACGTCATGTTTTCCGGAATCTCTGACACGATCAGATTTCCATGAGCCATGGAGACTTCTGACGGAATACCAAGAGTCTCACACGCATCTCTAACAAGAGTCTCTATTGACTGTGGCAGAACCAGATGAGATATATAAGTTGCGTTCGTTTTATACATATCGTCCAAAGCGGTAAAACTAAGGATTTCGCCATATTGTTCTGGTGTCGTAATTGTATAAATACCTTTATCAATGGTTTCGACTCTGTCTTCTGTCGCTGCTTTTGTTGCCAGAATCGCACCGCCACTCTGGTCAAGAATTGGGTCATAGTTTTCATCCAGCAATTTATCTGTTGCAGCCAGACTTGCTACGGAGGTCTGCATTTTAAGATACGCATGAACTTTTGCCATGTAGAAATTATAGTTTTTCCACTGATCAGAAGTGTTGTCCAACTCCAATGTCATGGATTTACAAACAACGCAGCCAATCGGAAAGCTGCTACTTTCTGCACAATCGGAAAAGGTGCAGTTTTCACCCATGATTTCATTTTTGACTGTTTTTACAGTTCCGTCAGGAAAGGTGATTTCCACTTCCTGCCAGACTCTTTCTCCGTCCTGTAGTTTTTGTTTGAACGCATCAGATACATTAATCAAGTGGATTCACCCCCTGCATGTTAAAAGATATTTTTGATACAAATTTTAAGTCTGGAGATATTTCTCCAATAGTTAGGCTTGCTTTTCCAACATAAAATGGGTCGGTTCTCCATGCCATGTGATAAAGTGACCAATGATACAAATTGAAAGTTTTTCCTTTTGCGATAATTTTGAGAATTTTGTTTGCTTCTACAACTGGAACGTTTGATGCTTCATAGCTATATTGTTCAACTGTAAATAGTGGAGTCAGTAATGCTTTTCCAAACTGCGTACGGTTACTACCTTCTGAATAAGTTGTTTCAAGGTTGTAACCCATATCTTTGTCCGGCTGATAGATGGAAGCCCCATTCATTTTGTATCGTTCCGTTATGTTTTTTGGAATAGTTGCCACGCTTCCACCTCCTATGCCAGTTCAAACGGGTTTCTGCCGCTTGTATCACGTCTTAACTTTGCTTCTTCGATAATTTCATCAAATACTGTTCTTCGGTTAATCTGAGCAGTAAAATGATAATCTCCACCGGAATTGCTTCCGGATTCTTCGCGAACAATCTTTCTGAGCAGCGCTTCTGGTGTTTCAATGTTATTGCCCTGTTTCTGGTCGCCCAGGACAGCCAGAAATTCACTTCTAGGTGGAATAACTGCACCTTTTGCCAGGTATGGAACTGTTGGAACTCTTGGAAATGTTGCACTAAATCCGATTGTTTTCTTGCCGAACGGTGTAGGCACTTCCCACGGGCCAAAAGAGAATGCGGATTCAATGCCACCAATTGCACTGTTGACAGTTCCAATTGCGCTATTTACAATGCCAATGACCTTGTTCAATATGTTTCGAATGGTATCTTTAATTCCGCCAAATATATCGACAACCTTATTTTTGGCTGATGTAAATTTTTCCACTATACCGTTTTTAATTCTCTCAACAAGATTTCCTACTGTTGACCAAATTGCAGTCCATTTTTGATATGCGCTGGATTTGACATTATCCCAAATCGTCACAATTTTAGATGCGAGATTCTTAAGACTAGAGCTTATAGCGTTGACAAATGTTGATGTTTTATTTTTAATCCAATCCCATACTTCCCCTGCAACTTCTTTAATCTTGTCCCAGTTTTTGTACAGTAATACGCCAATTGCAATGCAAGCCGTTATTGCTGCTATAAAAATTCCGCCCGGTCCGATAGCCGTTGCAATAGCTTTAATTCCTCCCATAATGCCGCTAGAACCAGTCATAAGTGCAATAAGGCCTTTTATAAAACTCGCTACTGTCGTTATACTTCCTGCTATTCTTGACGCTAGCCCTGCAATTTTCGCCGCCGCGAACGCTCCGATTAGAGCTGCGCCGAATGCTTCAATAATTGTTTGATGATCCGCAAAGAATCCAGCCAAATCCGATACCAGATTGATCACTGTCGGAAGTCCTACTTCAATCACCCATTCAAGCATCGGAAGAACAATATTTTTGTAAATCCATTCAAGAACATTTCCAATGGATTCCAGAATTGGTGCAAAAGTCGCTGTCAGATTACTAATAGATTCCAACAACGGATAGAAGTCCAAATTTGCCGCCCATGTTGCTGTATCCTCTGCGATTTTTTCAACAAACTGCATAACCACCACAAGGGCGTCTGCAATGTTCTGTATGATCTGCGTTCCAACATTGTTCTTATTCCACGCATCCGCAAAACCGGATGCAATATTCCCGATAGTTTTAAGAACGTTCTGAGCAATCCTCAGCATGGTTGTAAGCATCGTTGCGCCTGTGCCATTTGTCCAGACCTCTACAAGGCTTTTACCTACACTCTTAGCGAGTTTTGCAATTCCCGACAAAGCGTTTTTTGCCGCTTCAATGGTATTTTTACCCTCTTTTTTCCATGCTTCCCGGAACGGTTTCCAGAGTTTTTTGAGAAGGTCAGCAAGTTTCTTTGCGGAATCGCTAATCTTATCAAGCGCGGTTTCACCTTCTGCGAGATTTCCGTAGTCCACATTACCAACTGAACTCGGAAGACCGCTGTTACCTGCTCCACCACTTCCACCAGATGAAGATGGTGTGGAAGATGAATTGCTGCCAGTAGATGTGGCTTTGTGAACTTCATCAAGTGACGAAAGATAGTTTTTTGTTTCCTTATTCGCTTTTTTTGTGGCTTTTGCATTGTCGTTCGTGGCATCTGCCAGTTTCTCTGCATTATCGGCTGCCTGTCCATACTGGTCCGCTGTATCTGCGACTGTATCTGTTCCGGCAAGACCCGCTCCACTTCCGCTCGTTTGACCGGAAGATTTCTTGCCAGTAATAAGCTCCGTGAATGACTTAAATGCGTTTGCCAGAGTCGCCAGTTTGCCGAGAAGAATATTGATTACTTTCAAAACAGGTGTAAAAATATTAATCAGCCCTTGTCCGACTGTTGCCTTGAGGGACTGCAACTGCAACTGCATCACTCGCACCTGGTTCGCCCAGCTGTCAGAAGTACGAATGAAGTCACCAGATGCGGCTGATAACTGTTCCTGCACAAAAGCAAAGCGGAGAGCAACTTTCTCCTGTTCAGTCATTGCAGATGTGGTCTTGCCGTAGCCATTTGCAAGTGCATATTGGTCAAGTGCCGACTGGGTCATTACCACGCCCAAATCTTTTAATGTTTCCGTTTCACCCGTAAACACTGATTTCAGTTTGATATAAGCCAAGTCCTGACTGATGTTGTAGAATGATGCCACATCACCAGTCAGCTGTGTCAGGGCCGTTGACATGTCGTAAGCCTGTGATTCTGAAAATCCGAACGACTTAGACATTGCTCCGAACGTGCCGACATACCTTTTTGCCATAGTTTCAGATAATCCGGCAGAAGTCATGGCGTTCTTTGCGAATTCATTTACTTTGTCAGACATGGTTGTAAATGTAACATCGACCACGTTCTGCACTTCTGCGAGATCTGAGCCAAGGGCAACGCATTCTTTTCCAAACTGTACTAGTTTACCGACAGCAAATACTCCGCCGATAAGTAGTCCTATTTTTTTTACTGTGCTTCCAAGCCCGTCGAATGACTGTTTAATCGCTGATACACCTTTTTGGACACCGGTTGTGTCTAATCTGGTATCAATAATGACTGAGCCATCAGCAGCCATGTGTCCACCTCCTAACTATTTGAGGTTTAACATCTCATTCAGCGCATCTTTATACGCTTGCTCTTCTTCGCTGAGACGTGTTTTTATATCAATAATGTTCTTATTTTCCTGATAGAATTTCTTTTCCCATTTATCGAGCTTTTCGCCCTTTGCCTTTTTTGACCGGATTCCAACGACCGTGTTGAACAGACATTCACCGGATTCCATGAAATATCCGAAGAATGTCCACCAGTGCATATATGGTATAGATCTGATTTCTTTTCCGGCAACCTTGTTTACAGCCGGTACAATCATATCTCCGTCCTGTTCCCAGTCCATTAAACGGGGCTTCGGGTAGTTTGAATTATCGTCCAACTGTCCGCAGTCGATGAACTCCGATGCTTTCTGGCAAGCTTCGTCCAAGCACTCAGCCGGTATGCTCTGCCAGTCCTCAAACAGAATCTGTAACATAACAACTGCTTTCGCCTGCTCGTCCAGTTCTGGATCATTCATAGCTATGAGAATATCAATAATCGCGCGAAAATCCGTTCTGATAGAAAAATCCACCCCACTTATGTTCAGTGAGGTGTGTAGCTCATAGGCGGTCATTTTGTATATTTCTCCACGTACTTATTGACTGCCGTCTGCATTTTCTTTTTTCTCTTTTCAATTTCCGGTGCAATTGCTTCTGCGATCTTATCCAGAACGATATATGCGAATACCTGACCATTACCGAATACAGTAGTTGCTGTGATCGGCTCCTTGAACAGGTCTTTTGATGCTTCATATCCGAGCAGATAGTTGATTTTGTCTTCGATCTGTTTGTTCAGTTCTGCCACTTCCTTACCAGATGTGACTTTTTGAATAGAATTTTTAAGCTGGTCAAAGTACTCTCCCAGTTCCTCCGCACGTGCTGCTACATTGATATCAGTCGGGTTAAGCTTGAAAGAAGAAAAAACTTCGTCTTCGTTGTTGGTAAACGTGAATGTAAAAATTCCATCATCAATTTTGGTATTAATTACTTTTGCCATTTAGCATATCCTCCTTGTGTATGTGCTTATTCACTGTCAGCTGTGAATGTACCGGAACTGATATCAAATTTTCCTTTTACACGTTCGCCAACATAGTTGACAGTAAATGGAATCTGATAGCCAGATGTGTCTCCACCGTAGGATGTCGGCACAACGTAGCAGTCCTGCTGATATGCTTCATACTTGCCTGATGTGGCTTCTGTCCAGAGATGAACTTCAACTGCTTTTGTCTTGAGGCTATCGTCTTTGAGGCGTCCGTCTACAATCTTCTGTAACGCCGTGAATAGGTCAGAAGTGGTATCTGCATAAAATGGATCGGCATCAGAAGATACCTCATAGCCGTTATGCTTAAATGTGGATTCTCCAAGAATATTTTTAGATGTTTCGGTATCCGGGTTGAGCTCGATGTTGTACTCTTCCAGGTCCTTTCCAAGACGCTCATATTTTGGTGTCAGTCCTCCGCAGAGGGAGCCTGCGTCAATATAATGAGCCATATATTTACGGTCAATCTTTCCTGTAACTGCCATAGAAATGTCCTTTCTGCCTATAACTTTTAAAAGGCTGTGTAAGTTAGCGACTATCTCCAACTGATAGCCGGTTGTTGCTTGTTATATTACTTTATAAGTGTTTTCGTAGCGCACTGACAATGGCAATAGCCAGTCTTGCACGCCACTCTCCTGTGGCTCTAAACCATAAGAGTTATCACGGGTGATACGTTTTATCACTCGCCCCTGTGAAAGCTCGGGAAACGCATTTAAACGTGTCTCAGAGCCGTTTATGATAACTGGTTCTCGGCATATCCATTTACCGAGATTGTCCAGAAATTTCTGAACAGATAACTTCTGCCGTTCTTTGTCGGATGCGGTGCGGTAAACCACATAAAATGGATACTGGCATACCTGATGCATTACTCCGCATATATCTTCCTTTTCCGAATAGATTAAAGCTCCGTTGTCTGCCGAGAAAGCAATTCCGGATTCTTTGCCGAGTTCCTCGAATTTGATTGTTTCATTTTCGTATAGCCCCGGATACTGGTTCAGAAGTGCTTTCATGGCATCTGTCAGAATCTCATATCCGGTTGCATCTTTGCCAATTGGCTTATCTGCCATGCCGTCCACCTCCTGCCTGTGCTTTTACTTTACGAATCCACGTACTGCCGTATTGTCGTTTTGCGGCATCAAACCAATGGGCTTGTGCCCGTGGGTGCGCTTGTTTGGTGTATTCCAGATTCTCTTTTGCGTTTGTCTGGCCGGAATACTGACTAACAAGTACTTTTTTTGCTCCACGTCTCGCGTAAGGGCTTCCGGTTAATTCGTCAACCATGGTTTTACTCTCATACAGAAAGCGCCCGTATGGAGCCGCCGCCGCACATACTTTTCCACTGCCTTGTAAAGATGTACTTTCTGCTCTTGTACGGTTAATAAAATTCGCTGTGATCATCGGCATAAACGGAATCATGCTGTCCATTACCATTCTATCAAGGAGATACTGAGCTTCTTGGTACTGTCTGGAGAATCTGTCCATATTCAGTTTGATTTTCATATCTCCATCAACTACGGAGAATCCTTTGAAATGATGAATCTTGCTCATATTACTTACCCAAAATTTCAAAATGCGGAATCAGTGTATATGGACCGCCTACACTGGTAATCTTGAACACGTTATCCTTGTTCTCATTCATGTACTGATAGAATCCATTTCGGTAATCACTTTCGGTTACTATTCCACCAGTCCACTCACCCTCCCAGAAGAACGATTCATCTGAGAATGTGATAGTGTCTTCCAGAGCGTTGTTAATCTGCCTTTTCCATTCCTTAACTGGCACCCACGGAAGAATCTTGCCATCTTTATCGGTAATGGTTATATCGCCGTTCTGGGCGGTATATCGGATGTGTAACTGTGCGTTGTCTGTTGCGCCTGGTCCGTACTTTTTAAGGATTGCTCCTTTATCCGTAATGAGGTCAACGCCGGATAAAACATGAGGATACCAGTACGCATCTCCTGTCGTGGCTG